AATTATGCACTTATCTACATATTTAAAATCCAAAATACACCGTGCCACTGTCACCGATACACAGTTAGACTACGAAGGATCTGTTGCGATAGATCCTGATCTCATGTCAGCAGCAAATATCAAACTATGGGAACAGATCGATATCTACAATGAGACTAACGGACAGAGGTGGACTACCTACGTTATCGAAGGTGGTAGGGGTTCCCGTGAAATCTCCGTAAGGGGGCCAGGCGCTCGACTGTGTATGCCAGGCGACATAGTTCACATGTGCACGTATCTTACGACACGATTCAGGTGTCCCAAACCTACTCAAATTAAGGTTGACGAAAACAACGAGGTAATCTAAAGCTACATAGTAATATGTGGCATTATCAGAACGTACCATTCGAACCTACAGAAGAAGAACTGTCTCAGTGGCAGGGGTTCGTCTACATGATTACCGAAAGGTCATCTAACAAGAAGTATATCGGTAAAAAATTCTTCTGGAGTCGCAGGAGACTCCCGCCATTGAAAGGAAAGACCCGTAAGCGTATTAAAATATCAGAAAGTGATTGGAAGACCTACTACGGATCCTCAGAGGATCTGAAGACCCTTGTAGAGGAAAGAGGTGTTGACAACTACTACCGTGAGATCCTGAGACTATGCAAGACCAAGGGAGAGTGTTCTTACTATGAGGCAAAGGAACAGTTTGAACGGGATGTCCTATTAAAAGATGATTACTATAACGAGTTCATTGGGTGCAAAATCCACTCGAAACATATAGCAAAATGATCTAAAAAAAGTTTAATTTTTTTTCAAAAAACCCTTGACATCTTGTTTTGATTATGAGATAATTACCTTGTAATTAAGAAAAGTGAGGTAAATTATGGGAATTCATGTAAACATATACAAGCAGGACAGGACTGATTCGTTCCTTGGTAACGTGGACTGTACTGCAGGTGGTGAGTCATCTTACGCAAAGGGTTTCACTGTGGTGAACGCAGAAGGGCCTTTTGAACCGTGTGAAGACTATCCTGCCGCAGAACTTGTGATGGCAGAACCAATCGGTGGAAGAAAGATCCTCAGACTGATTCCAGTGTCCAAGAAGGACAAGTGGACTATGTTTGGTGGGAACTATGCGGGTACGAGTGACTCAAGGTTCTCAAGACTTTGTGATGAACTACTTGGTGGTTCTTTCTACGGTGCGGTTGCAATTCACGACAGAGTGGAGGCATAATGAATCCTATAAGAAAAGATAAACACCAAATGGAGGTTAACGAGATGTGGTTCTCGTTGATCTTCGTCGTTGTAGTGGGGACTATTTACCTCACTGCGGTGGGACAGGGGTTATTGAGTGTGATCGATATGCCTGATGTTCATATGTCTAATTCTACAGGGGAATGTGTCGAGGTGATCAATTATCATCCAGATGACGCATATACCTGTGACAACCTACCTGAGAGATATAACCATGTGTGGGTCAAATAGTGATTAATATAGCAAAAAAGTCTAAAAAAAGTGTTGACACCATGACATAACTATGAGATAATGTCTTTGTTGATTGGGGAGATCTGGTGTCACAATCGACTAGGAACCTTCGGGGTTCACTGCTTCTCCCCCCCTTTTTGTTTTGGAGATGATTATGGAATTTATTGAGAAGTTTGCTGCGGAAGGTTTTGAGTTGACTGTTGATGCGGAACGTCCTGTTGCGATGTGTGTGCGTCCTTCACCTCGTGCCCGTCTGGGTTACAAGATTGAGTTCAACTATGTGTTCGGTAGTTTCGAACGAATGAACCAGTATCTTGAAGAGTTTCTTGCGGGTATTGAACGTGCGAAGAAAGTCAAAGAGGAACGCAAAATTGCTCGTGCTGCTGCCCGTGTCAAGGCACAGGAGAGTGTGAAAGAGGGTGATATCTTTGTTGCTTCTTGGGGTTGGGAACAGACTAATGTCGATGCCTACCAAGTAGTTGAGAAGAAGGGTGCGAGTGTTGTCCTTCGTGAGATTGCTCTTCAAAGTATTGATGGTAGTGAGGGATTCATGTGTGACCGTGTTGTCCCTGTCAAAGATGCGTTCATTGGACAAGAGTTCAAGAAGCGAATCACTGGTCGTGGGATCAACATCGATGATGTTCGATATGCGAGTCCTGCGGAAGAAGGAAAGGATTTTTACCGAAGTTGGTATGCGTGAGTTTTTAGAGGTGTGTTGTGGATGATTGTGTTTATTACTTAGAGGAGAACGGAGAGTTCCTACCTGAGTTGTGTTTCGAGAGTGAGGAAGCTGCGATAGAGTATGCAGAAGCGAACGGAATGAATAACTATCAAGTGATAGAATGGGAAGTTGACTAGACGAAAATTGGTGATGATTCCTATGGATAGTTGATGAACCCCCCTTCCCATCATCTTTCGAGGTGGTGGGTTTTTTTTTAATTTTATTTGAGGAATATATACATTAGACAACCTCAAAACCCTATATACATTAAAGGTGAAAGAATATGGTACACTATACTGTGAAACAGGTCTTCGAGATCTTTGACGAATTTGAACAGCAAACAAGTAAAGCGAAAAGGAAGGAAGTACTATTGAAGTACGCAGACGTTCCTGCATTTAAAGACATACTGAGAGGCACATTTGATGACTCTCTACAATTCCTTCTCCCCGAAGGAAAACCCCCATTCACTCCTAATCGGGAGGAATCTGTTCCCTCTACCCTACTGAAAAAACACAAAGAGTTTGGATACTTTGTGAAAGGCGGGCCCGGCGATAACCTGCCAGCGTACAAAAGGGAGAACATGTTCATCCGATTGTTGGAAGCAATCCATCCCGCAGATGCGGAACTCGTTTTGTCAATGGTGAATAAGCAACCACCAGTGAAATACTTAACTAAAAAACTAACGGAGGAGACCTTTCCAAACCTAATAAAAACCTAACCATTCCGATTAACAAGCATATGAGGTGTTGATGTCAGAAAAACAATTAGAAAGACTTAAAAGGGATAGTCATGAGTTGGATCACTATATCCAACGGTTGAAGAAAAAAGGCCGGGACGATCTTGTTTACAAATTAACGAAAAAACAAGCGTTTCTCAATCAAACAATTGTTGACCAAACAGTGACTCAACTAAGGTAGGTGATCCATATCTCTTCACCCCGCTCAGCGGGGTGTCGTATGGAAAGGACATATTATGCCGATTTATGATTTTAAAAACAAAGAGACCGATGAAGTTATAGAAGTGAATGTAAAGATCGCAGACTACGATAACTTCTTAAAGGATAACCCACATTTAACCCGACACTTTACGAGCACCCCTGCTCTTGTGTCTGCCGGTAAATCCACATTGAGTACGGCAGGTGACGGATGGAAAGACCACCTTAACCGAATCAAAAAAGGATCCGGTAGAGGGAATACGATTAAGACCTAATCAAATGACCAAACCACAGATTTTAAAGATCGATCATCTCCGGACGATTGAACCTCTTACTATGTCTCAGGAAGTTGTTTTCAAAGCATGGGACGAAGGTAACCATATAGTTATGTCTGGTACTGCAGGATCAGGTAAGACCTTTCTTGCAATGTACCTTGCACTAGAAGATGCCCTTGACAAGGGCAATACTTTCGAGAACGTTACCATTGTCAGATCCATCGTACCTACACGAGAGATCGGTTTTCTGCCAGGCACACTCGAAGAAAAGATAGATGCATACACGGGGCCATATCGACAGATATGTACTGAGTTGTTTGAAGACCGTGGTGCATACGAGAAACTATCGAAGTGCGGAGTGATTGATTTCATATCCACATCACACATTCGAGGAACGACGATCAGTGACTCAATCATCATCGTAGATGAGATGCAGAACTTGACATTCCACGAACTAGATAGTATAATTACTCGTGTTGGACATAATTGTAGAATCATCTTCTGTGGTGATTACTACCAGTCTGACTTTACTAAGACGCAGGATAAAGCAGGAGTAAATCAGTTTACTGCGATATTAGAATTGATGAAAAAATTTACGATGGTAGAATTCACTTGGGCAGACATTGTGAGGTCTGACTTTGTACGTGACTATATCATGACCAAAGAAATGATGAGATGAATTATATACAGGTATTCCACTTAAAGAACTTCGATGAGTTTAGAGAAGAGTTTTTAGATACGGTTACTATTAGTAGTAACTGGCCTGCACAATCTGATTACGATATCAGCGACTCTCCGTCTCAGTTTCGTCCAGAAAGAAAACCTTACTATAAGCTTGTTAAGAAAAGGATCCACCCTATACTGAAAGACTACTGTAGGACTTGGGGATGCGAGAATTACAATATCGAATCTATGTGGTTCCATGCATATAATGAGGGTGGTGACTATCCATCACATACTCACACAGGTGCAAATTTAACTGGAGTGATTACGGTTGATCTGAATAGACCCGAAGAAGCGACTCAGATATTTGGTAGTGGTCTTCAGTTGCCAGTAGGTAGTGTGGTACTGTTCCCTTCTATGTTACCCCACAGATCACCTGTTGTTACGGGTAGAAAAATTATCATAGGATTCAATTGGAATATGCACGGAGAAAATTCTAATCACATTCCAATTCAATCCTTACCAAAAGAAACCTACATGGAGAAAAAGGCGAAGGCGAACATCCATCCTCAGATGGAGAAGATTCAATCTCTCTATGATAACTGGGGATCCTACGAACAGAACGTCAAACAATTCTACAGTGCCAGTCATGTAAAGATGGCAGAGTTGGTTAACAGGTTGGATCTCAACCTTGACAAACTTGATGTTGCTGAGATAGGACAGGGTAGTGGTCTACTTGCAAAAGAACTTTATCCGGATGGTGTTGCACCTTGGGATGCGTATGACATCTCCGAAACCATGTGTAATCAATCACGTCCGTTCTATAAGAGTGTGACTCAACACGACATATGTTATAGTGAACTACCTAAGACCTATGATGTAATTTTCATGTGTGGTGTATTTGCATTTGGTTTGTTGACCGCTGAATGTGTACCTGCAATTGTAAAGAGTCTGAAACCTAATGGATATCTTATTGCATCGTTTCCTGCTATGGAAAATTTCTGGGCAAAAACTGGATGGGACAAAGTAGATTGTTTTAAAGAAGTAGAGTGCATAGAACCCTACCCTTCTTGGAAGACTGTGGGTAGAACCAAGTACAACGAAATAAAGATGTTTCAACTAAAATGAATCATGCTCTTATCCTAACTGGAGCAGATGTGATGTATCCAGTTGGATACACTGGAATAGAAGTTGCGGTTCGTGGTCATGGTGCTCACAGAATTGCATCTCATATAAGGAAGACAAGAGACTGGGACGTAGAAGTCTTAGACTTCTTCAGTGCATGGGGTGTGCAAGAACTCAAAGACTTTGTAGACAGTCGAGTGAGTAGTCACACCAAATGGATCGGGTTTAGCACTTTCTTTACGTACTCAATACATGGTGAAGGTGAAATCGTTCAGAAACAAAACGAGATCCTGTCTTATATTAAGAACAAGTATCCCCACATCAAGACCGTGGTGGGTGCTAACAAACTGGTCAATGTGATACGACACAGAAACGTTGACTACTATTGTATCGGTAATGGTGAACATGGGATTGTTGCACTGTGCGATTATCTTGCAGGTGATGCACCTGAACCTAAAGTAAAAAGGGTGTTCAATCCTTTTCAATCAATAGATGGATCACTGCATCGTGAGTATACAATCATTGACTGTTTTAGAGACTATCCTGCCTATCCGCATAGGAAGGCAAAGACTTCATACGAAGAGAGGGACTTTATAAGATCGAATGAAGTGTTGACCACAGAACTGTCAAGAGGGTGTATGTTTAAATGTTCGTTCTGCGACTACGCTCCACTGGGAGTCAAGGGTGATCACACAAGAGATGCGGAAGACTTCGAAGAAGAACTCAGGGAGAACTATGACAAGTGGGGAGTAACTCGTTACCTATTGGCGGATGAGACATGCAACGATAGATCAGAAAAAATTGAGAAGTTTGCAAACGCAACTAAACGACTAGACTTTCAACCACAGTTTCATGGATTCATTCGAGGAGACTTGTTTGTAAAACGATCCAGAGAAGACTGGGACAACATGATCACCATGGGATTCACAAGTCATTCAATGGGTCTTGAGTCTTTCAATCACGCTTCTGCTAAATCAATACGGAAAGGTATGTCGCCTCTGATCATACAAGAAGGTCTTCTACAAGGAGAGGAATACTTCCGTAAGAACAAGTTGCCAGGCAACCACTATAACGGAACCCTGTCAATGATAGCAGGATTACCTCACGAGACGTTTGAGACTTTGGATAACACTGCAGATTGGTTGAATAGATATTGGAAGAATCAGGTAACTATACATTCGTTATACATATCACAGCATGTAGGTCACGATGGGATTGACGCTGTATCAGAGATAGAATCGAATCCTAAAAAGTGGGGATATAGTTTCAGATCAAAAAATATAATTGATCGGGCAACCATAGGATTCTATGATTTCGTGTGGAGAAAACATGGAGTCTTACCAGACAATGTTGACATACAATCACTGGTAGACAACATAAGTGATAAAGCTAAGAAAAAACTATTCGAAGAGGACTCAAAAAATCGTCAAGACAAGACTTTCCAACAAGTATGGGTTCATCCTAGTAAAGACTATGACGAAGTTGACATGATTACTTGGTGTGCAGAGTTTACTTCTGACAGGATCAAACTAAGAAAGAAACCAGAGAGTCAGAGTGGTTGGCATATGGGTTGGTACAGTCAACTAGGATACGATTTGAATCGTGTATACTCAGGCGACCCACCTGTACTAAATCATTCGGACGTATCTACTTACGGTAGCATAATTGCTAAATACAAGAAACAAAAACTCAATTATAGGAACATATAAAAATGAACAGAGAAGCAGTATTTGAACAACTCAAGATAGATGAGGGGGTTGTATATGAAGTATACAAAGATCATCTTGGATATGAAACTTTCGGAGTCGGGCACTTGGTGCTTGAATCGGATCCTGAACACGGAGAACCAGTTGGAACGCCCGTATCAGAAGATAGAGTCAGAGAGTGTTTCGAACTCGACCTTGACCTTGCAATATCAGAGTGCAATGCTTTATTCGGAGATTCAACGTTTGAAGGATGGCCCGATGAAGTCCAGCAGGTATTGGTCAACATGATGTTTAACATGGGACGCACCCGTCTGGGTGGTTTCAAGAATTTCCGTGCCGCTCTCGAAGAGGGTGACTGGAAAAGGGCTGCCGTGGAAGGACGTGATTCACGTTGGCATAGGCAGGTAACTAACCGTGCAGAACGGTTAATGGTTAGATTGGAGAACGTTAGTTAACGTCTAAATATATGGCGAAATACACCCGTCACGATTCAAGAAACAAGAAAC